GGCATCAATGCCCCCGACCCCCGTGATCAACCCCGCACAAAACGTGTACCCACAAGCAAGCGAGTGGGAAGACCGACACTTGCCCATCACCATGGTCGAGCCGCCTACTCTGTGGCAACGTATCAAGGGGTGGTTCCGTGGCTAAACTTCCATACACATACACAATCTGCCCCGACCAAGAGACACCGAAGAAATTTACAGCAAGCTGTAAAGACATGGGGGAGTTGCTACGGCACAGCCCCAACGGTGACTTGACCATCAACCAAAAGCGCACAGCAACATGGGACGCATGGTCTGGCAATCACATGGGCTTTATCGAGGAAGCGTTGCACGAAATAGCAACACGCGATAAAGGAAAGCGCCGTGGCTGATACACCCGAGGTCAAAGTCAAGAAGAAAGTCGTGGCGATTCTCAAAGAACTCCGCGCCTATTATTTCTACCCTGTCACTGGCGGGTACGGCGGCAGTGGGGTGCCTGACATCGTTGGGTGCTACCACGGCAAGTTCTTTGGTATTGAATGCAAGGCTGGCAAGAACAAGCCTACACCATTACAGCAAAAGAACTTAGACAGCATCAAAGCCATGGGCGGCGTTGCGATGGTCATCAACGAAGACAACATTGACCACGTACGACACCTACTCGGTGAGATGTAATGCGTAAACGTAGCAAGTACCGACCCAAAGGGGTGATCATGAATCCAATCGCGTACGTGATGGAGAGCATGACCCCCGTGGCGAAGCACGACAACTTCTTAATCGACCTGAAGATTAAGAACCACATGGCCATGACCAACCTGACGCAAGGCAAGGCAACACGTGAAGACATGGATACGCTGATACCCATGGCCAACTTTGTGGAGGCGTTGTATCGCATGGGGTTTGGTCGTGACTACGCAACAGAGGTGCACAAAGGACTTGATGCGTTGCATGCAGTAGGCAAGCGCGGCGCTGAGAGTGGGCGGTTTATCCTGCGGTCTGAGGAGATGAGAGCCCTGAACACCCTGATGGAGTTACACGATGCACAGATGGACGCGATCACAGTCAAGGACATGGAACGTGCATTCAAGATCGTGGACGAGGAATATAAACAGCGCAGGATGCGCCCTATTGTGGAGAGGAAGCCATGACAGATGATGAAAGAAACCTTGACCTTATGGTCGCTGAATTAGAAAGTGAAAACAGATTGATGAGGGCACGTAATGAACGACTGCAACAAGAACTCGACCGAGCACTTGATGACAACGCACGATTCAAAGTCACACTGGAACGCATCATTGCCGTATCCAAGTTGGCCTTTCGGGACGGTGTGCCCGAAAGAGTTGGCGAAGTGGGGACGCAAGCACAAGATACAAACATTGGATGAATACGAGGAGGCATTAATATGAACGCAGATGAAATACAAGCAGGTGGCGACCATTACAAAACTATGGAGGTACAACCATGGCATGTGATGGCGTCAGTGTTGACCCGAGAGGAATTCATTGGGTTTCTCAAAGGCAACATCATTAAGTACAGCATGAGGCAGGGCAAGAAAGACAGCCCTGATGCTGACAAGTGCAGACACTACATGCTGAAGTTGAATGAAGTGTTAGAAAACTCTTAACAACATAACAGGAGAACGAAGATGACAGAAGAAGCAACATTGCGTCACAACTGGCGCAACATGATCGAATCAGACGGTGGCTACTGCCCCGTGTGTGATCGGTGGGGTAAAGTCAACAAGGTCAAACTGACTGGCGGCATGGCGCGTTCACTGGCGTGGCTCGTGAGCGTATCAGCGGGTGCAGAGAACGGATGGGTCAACACACGTGACAACGTGCCACTGTTCATGTTGCGCTCGAACTCTATTGGGCACCTCAAGTATTGGGGTTTGGTGCAGTCACGTGCACCCGACTCGGAGAAGGTCAAGACAAGCGGTGTGTGGAGAGCTACGCTCGATGGGCATGACTTTGTGCACAACCGACTGTCAGTGCCGTCACACATGTTTGTCTACAACGATGCAGTGGTACGGACAGGCTTGGACTTTGTGAGCATCGAAGATTGCTTCACCGAAGAATTTGATTACCGCGAAGTGATGAACTCGTATTTCCCGACAACACAGGTGCAAGATGAACTTAATAACAATTGACTTTGAAACGTACTACGACCGCGACTTCTCGCTGTCGAAGATCACAACCGAAGAATACGTACGCTCTGACCTCTTTGAAGTCATTGGCGTATCAGTGAAAGTTAACAACCAAGAAACGGAGTGGGCAAGTGGAACACATCAACAAATCAGAGAGTGGCTTCAGAGCAATTTTGAATGGGAGCGGGGGTTTGTCTTGGCGCACAACACCCTTTTTGACGGGGCTATCCTGTCTTGGCGTTTCGGTATTAATCCTCGGGGTTGGCTTGACACTCTGTGTATGGGCCGTGCCCTTCACGGCGTGGAAGTTGGGGGTTCGCTTAAAGCTCTTACTGAGCGGTATGGGCTCGGGGAAAAAGGAACAGAAGTTGTTAACGCCCTCGGCAAAAGACGACTGAACTTCAGCGACGAGGAACTCGCACGGTATGGTGACTACTGCATCAACGATGTGGAACTTACGTATCAACTGTTCAACATCTTGGTAAAAGATTTTCCCAAGCAAGAGTTGCGTGTGATTGATCAGACCCTGCGCATGTTCATCGACCCCATGCTTGAGTTGGACGGCGACATGTTGCAACAACACCTCATTGGCATCAAGCAGATGAAGGAAGACCTGCTGACATCCTCGGGTGTGGACAAGGCGGAACTGATGAGCAATGAGAAGTTTGCTGAACTGCTCCGTTCGTTCGGCGTCGAGCCCCCAATGAAGACAAGCCCTGCCACGGGTAAGCAGACCTATGCGTTCGCCAAGAGTGACGAGGAGTTCAAAGCCCTTGCTGACCATGAAGATGTCAGGGTGCAGACACTTGTCGCCGCCCGCTTGGGCACCAAGTCAACGCTTGAGGAAACACGCACCCAACGGTTCATTGACATCTCTAAGCGCGGCAAGTTGCCTGTGCCGATTCGTTACTACGCCGCACACACTGGACGGTTTGGTGGCGACGACAAGATCAACATGCAGAACTTGCCAAGCCGTGGCAACAACGCCAACAAGCTCAAGAAGTCAATCATTGCACCCGATGGCTACACCATCATTGACGCTGACTCTGCACAGATCGAAGCACGGGTGCTGGCATGGTTGGCAGGGCAAGATGACTTGGTAACAGCTTTTGCTGAGGGCAAGGACGTGTACAAGAAGATGGCCTCGGCTATCTACGGCAAGCCTGAGTTCGAGATCACCAAAGACGAGCGGTTCGTGGGTAAGACCACAATCCTTGGCGCGGGGTATGGCATGGGTGCTGTGAAGTTCCAAGCCCAACTCAAGAACATGGGTGTGGATGTGGACGTTAACGAAGCACGGCGCATCATTGATATTTATCGACGCACCAACGATGCCGTGGTCAGGCTGTGGCGACAGGCTCAGAACGCTCTTGTAAACATGTCACGCGGTGAACCCGCACCTCTTGGTATCCGGGGTGTGCTTGAAGTGGCACCCAAAGAGACAGCCATCCGCTTGCCCTCGGGTCTGCTGATGCGCTACGACGACTTGAAGTTTGACCAAACCGACAAGGGTATTGAGTTCCACTACAAGACACGCAAGGGTCGCACCCGTATCTACGGCGGCAAGGTGATCGAGAACGTATGCCAAGCCATCGCACGTTGCATCATCGCTGAGCAGATGCTCAAGATCGGTAAGCGTTACAAGGTTGTGCTGACTGTGCATGACGCGATTGCTGTGTGCGTACCAGATATTGAGGTTGTACCCGCAACGCAGTATGTTGAGGAGTGCATGCGATGGGTGCCCGAGTGGGCAAAGGGTCTGCCTGTGAACTGTGAGTCAGGCAGTGGTAAATCTTATGGAGACTGCTGATGAGCACGATAAAAGGAACAGCGAATATCGCAGGTACAAGCACCACCCTTGGCGTTGACCACGCCTACGATGCGTATTCATACACCATGAACAACACGGCAAATCAAACGCTCAACTCAGTGCAGATCGGGGCGCAGAAACAGAACCATAACATCGTATTCCATGGGCCGAGCGGCAAGGAGATCGGACGCTTTGACTTTAACGGCGACGAGATGAAGTTCGACGGGCAAGCCGACACATCGGCTCAAGTGTTCATCGAGTGGGCGCGTAAGACGTTTAACCAACGGGTGTTGGAAGACAAGCGTTCCGTGCTCAAGGAGGTGATGGATGCGCTACTACACGAGTCCACCGGCGCACTGTACGAGGACGCAGAGAAACTTGCCATCCTGACTTGCTTACAACGGGTACGTGAAATACAGGAGCCGCTTGAGCCCATTCAAAAAGAAATGTGGGAAAACGCACAGGTAGCCAAGCAAGCCGTAACACCCTTGCAACCTCTCACACCTTGGAGTAGCCAACCATGATCAACGACGATGACGACATCCAAGACTACGTAAGCACAAGGCAGAAGGCGATGGCACGAGAGCACGATTACGAACGTAACTTACGCAACGCCACACTGGAAGAAGTCGCCAAAGAGTTTGACAAGATGCCCTTTGGGGACACCGCCGCATCGTTTGCGATATTCGTGAGGAACATGAAGAAATGAACAGAGAAGAAATTACCCGCATGGCGCAAGAAGCTGGATTTGTTGGTATGGATGGTGAACATGGAGGACTTAGACGCTTTGCCGCCCTTGTCGCTTCTGCCGAGCGTGCAAAGTTGCAAGGCCAAATTGAAACCTTACACGCCATGTACGAACTTGCAAGCAAGCAACGGGATTACTTAATGGAACAACAAAATGCGCAGGTAGCCGCAATGCGAGGAAAGATGCAATGACAGTAAAAATACCCGCATGGTCGTTCTCGTCCATCAAGACCTTTGAGCAGTGCCCAAAGAAGTTCTACCACTTGAAGGTTGTCAAAGACTTCCAAGAAGATCAGGGTGCAGAGCACCTGATTTACGGCACCGCCTTTCACGAGGCGGCTGAGTTCTACATACGCGACGACACACCCCTGCCCCCTCAGTTCTCGTACGCTAAGAGTTCATTGGATAACCTCAAACAGCGTGCTGGCCGGAAGCTGTGTGAGTACGAGATGGGGCTGACCGAGGACTTACAGCCGTGCGGTTTCAAAGACCCCAACGTGTGGTGGCGGGGCATCGCTGACCTGATCATCATCGAGGACGATGGCACGGCACGGGTGGTGGATTACAAGACAGGCAAGAGTGCCAAGTACGCCGACACCGGACAGCTTGAGTTGATGGCACTTGCCGTGTTCAAGCATTTCCCCGAGGTCAAGCGTGTCAAGGGTGGGCTGTTGTTTGTCATTGCCAAGCAGTTCCCCAAGGCGAGCTACGACCGAGCCGTAGACGAGCCCAAGCTGTGGGAGAAGTGGCTACGCGACCACGGACGCATGAAAAGAGCTTACGAGACCAACGTATGGAACCCCCGCACATCAGGGCTTTGCAAGAGGCACTGTGTTGTTTTATCATGCCAACACAACGGAAGGAACGATTAAATGCCATACACCAAATCCCCCCGACCCTACAAGGCCGAGTACCAAAAGCAGAAAGAACGGGGCGAACACCCCGACCGCATGGAGCGCCAACGCGCAAGGCGAAAAGTTGATGCCAGTTCCCCTGATGCGAACGGCAACGGCAAGGCCGACAAGCGTGAAGGCAAGGACATAGACCACGTAAAGATGTTATCCAAAGGTGGCTCAAACAAAGATGGGCTGCGCATCGTTTCGCCTACCAAGAACCGTGCCCGTAACGGTCATAGCACAAAAGAAAAAGGCGGGAAGAAACCCGCTTGACGCGCACTGCGCGTTCGGTTAGATTAGAACTTCGACGGCGACAAGAGCGAGTGGGACACCCACTTCGCTCTGTTATCCGTTTGCGCTGGAGAACGAATTGGAAATCATTGACAACAAAGCCCTGTTGTTGACGTTGCGTAACCCGCATCGCGTCACGACAGTTATCCCTAAAAGTAGGGAACTCCCAAACAACCAAGTGTTGGTGCATTGGGGGTTGGATGAGGCGCAAGTCCTCAAGAATCTGCGCGTGAAAAACGTGCCATCACCCATCATGGGACGCTACGACTGGCCCGGCCAGTACAAGCCGTTTGACCATCAGAAGACAACAGCCGCATTCCTCACAATGAACCGCCGTGCGTTCTGCCTTAACGAACAGGGCACGGGCAAAACGGGGTCAGTCATTTGGGCGGCAGATTACCTGCTCAAACAGAAACGAATCCGCAGGGTGCTTGTGATCTGCCCCCTGTCCATCATGGATTCAGCGTGGAGAGCAGACCTGTTCAAGTTCGCTATGCACCGATCAGTTGACATAGCGTACGGTGCCAAGGAGAAGCGCAAGGCCATCATCAACGGCATCGCCGAGTTTGTGATCATCAACTATGACGGCGTGGAGATCGTCGCCGAGGACATTGCCAAGGGCGGCTTTGACCTGATTGTGATTGACGAGGCGAACGCCTACAAGAACGTGCAGACCAAGCGGTGGAAGGTGCTCAACTCATTGGTCAAGGCTGAGACATGGCTTTGGATGATGACAGGCACCCCCGCCGCTCAGTCCCCCCTCGATGCGTATGGCCTTGCTAAGCTCGTCAATCCACAAGGTGTCCCCAAGTTCTTCACAACTTTCCGCGACATGGTGATGACCAAGCTCAACAACTTCCGTTGGCTTGCCAAAGAGACTGCAACGCAGACCGTGTTCGAGTGCTTGCAACCTGCCATCCGGTACACCAAGGACGAGTGCCTTGACTTGCCCGAGATGACCTACACCAAGCGCCGAGTCGAGTTGACCAAGCAACAGGAACGCTACTACGGCATGCTCAAGAGCCGCATGGTGGTGCAAGCCGCAGGGGAAGAAATCACGTCAGTCAACGCCGCCGTGAACATGTCCAAGCTCCTGCAAATATCTTGTGGTGCGGTGTACTCCGATTCAGGCGAGACCTTGGAGTTCGACATCAAGAACCGCTACAACGTGCTGACCGAGGTGATCGACGAGTCCAGTCAGAAGGTGCTTGTGTTCGTGCCGTTCAAGCATGTGATCAGCATCCTGACCGACAAGCTCAATGCCGATGGCTACACGACCGAGGTGATCAGCGGGGATGTGCCTGTGCACAAGCGCACCGACATCTTTAATCGCTTCCAGACCGAGCCCGAGGGCACCAAGGTACTTGTCATCCAACCACAAGCCGCCGCGCACGGTGTGACCCTTACAGCCGCCAATACGGTGGTGTGGTGGGGGCCGACATCCTCCCTTGAGACCTATGCCCAAGCCAACGCCCGAGTCCACCGTTCGGGTCAGCGACACCCATCTACAGTGGTACAACTGGTGGGGTCAGGTGTAGAAAGACACGTTTACAACTTATTAGATAATAAAATTGACGTTCACTCAAAAATAGTTGATCTTTACAAAGAAATACTTGAATAATCGGTAAAACGCCACTATAATAAAAACCCCAACAACAAACGGAGAACGAAGTGACAGAGAATCCTGACTATAAACAGCGCCGCGCTGAGGAACTGATGAAGTCGGTTCGCACGATGACAGACCTCAAGACTGCCATCATGCAGGGTATTCGCAAGGTGCATGCCGAGCGAGAACTCACCACACCGATTCTGCTGACCGCATTGGCTGAAGTCTATGCTTTGGCGGCAGTGGAGCATGGGGTGCCGTTCGAGAACTTTCTCGACCAAACCAAGCAAGCCTACGGACTTGCCATCGCCCATCAAAAACTCAACGAGGAAATCAACAATGACTGAGCCAACCGACACACCCACAGAAACCCCTGCCTTACCGCCCGAGAAGCTGGTCAGGGTGTACCTGAAGATGAAGGCCAAGCACGACGAGATGCGTGTAGCCTACGAGACCGAGGAGAAGAAGCTCAAGGGTCAGATGGACAAAGTAAAGTCTGCCCTCTTGGGTTTCTGTAAAGAGCAAAACGTAGACAGCGTACGCACAGGCGAAGGCTTGTTCTATCGCACCGTCAAGGTGAACTATTGGACAAACGACTGGGAGTCGATGCACAAGTTCATCGTTGAGCACAATGCGCCGCAGTTACTGCATGAGCGCATACATCAAACCAACCTCAAAGAGTTCCTTGAGGCCAATCCTGACACGTTACCACCGGGACTCAATGTGGATAGCGAATACACCATAACCGTAAGGAGAAAGTAATGAGTGAACCATTTGTGCCAATCGAAGACTTGGCCAAACAGTTTACGGTTTCGGTATCGACTGTTCGTGCATGGGTGCGACAGGGCTACATCCCCAAAGACACGTATCTGAAGATCGGTAACACCTACCGCTTCAACGTACCTGCGGTGGTCAAAGCCCTTTCAAGCGTACCCAAGGACGAACCGGAAGCACCAAAAGCCGTAGACCCCAAACTGCCTGTTCAACTTGAATTGGCATTCAACAACCCTGACGAAGATATTTAACTGGAGAAACGAAAATGAGTAACGAAATGACCCTGTTTGGAAAACCCAACAACGCCGCCCTCGCCCTTTTGAGCGGAGTAGAAGACAGCCTGACAAGTACCCTTGCGGGTGGCGGCAGTGGCAACAAGCGCATCAGCATTGAAGGCGGTGCATTCCGCGAGTATGTTGGTGGCAAAGAAGTTCGTGTGAGCGAAGAACGCTCAATGAAAGTCATCCTGATCAACGCCGCACCTGTGTCGCGTATGTTCTTTGAAGGCACCTACGTCAAGGGTGCCAAGACCAAGCCCACGTGCTGGTCAAGCGACACGCAAACCCCTGACAAGGCAGTGCCCGAAGATCAGCGTCAAGCCAAGTTCTGCAAAGACTGCAAGCAACACATCAAGGGCTCCGGTCAAGGCGACACACGCGCTTGCCGTTTCCAACAGCGTATAGCCGTGGCGCTCGATGGCGAGTTGCACAAAGAAGCCGTGTATCAGATCACACTGCCATCAACATCTGTGTTCGGTGATGCAGAGGGTAAGAAGATGCCACTGCAAGCCTACGGTCGTCACCTCAAGGCGTACAACACTCCTGCGATTTCCATCGTGACTGAGATGCGTTTTGACATTGACAGCGCCACTCCTAAACTTGTGTTCAGCCCCGTGCGTGCACTGGAGGAAGAAGAACTCAAGGTTGCAGTCAAGTTGCAAAACCATCCTGACACCATCAAGGCAATCACCCTGAACGTGTCGCAAATGGACGGCGTGATTCCTGAGCCAAAGGGTACGTTGCCGATGGGTGAATTGACCAAGCAAGAAGACGCACCTGCATACGAGAAGATCGTTGCCAAGACTGCGCCGAAAGCTGAGAAGGTTGAGGCTGAAGAAGTGCCTGAGCCAATCAAGGTGACCAAGAAAGCCGCACCTGCCGCTGAGCCGAAGTCTGAGTTGAGCGATATTGTTGGAGACTGGGACGACTGATTTGTTTTAGGGTGGGGTCGCTCCCCACCCTTTCTTTTCGGTTATCTCATTCACTCTAACAACTGGCGGCTATGGAAACAAAAAAATTTCTGGAGTCGGTACTGGGGGATGAAGGGTATTACTGCATATTTGCCTATCGGCTATCCGATGAACGCAAGGTGCAGAAGTTCTACGACAACCTTGATGCCGCAATCCATGCTGCTCACAATTTAGATGCTGAAGGGTATGACGCTTATTTTGCGTTGGGCACTTTTGACCAAGCTGGGTCTCGCAAGGCACCCAACGTAAAACAACTTAGATCATTCTTTCTTGACCTTGACTGTGGGCCAACAAAAGACTACGCGACACAGAGCGAAGCTCTTGCCGCACTACGCACGTTCTGTAAAGAACTGAAGCTACCGCGCCCGACTATCGTAAATTCAGGACGTGGCATCCATGTGTACTGGCCGTTGACCGCCCCTGTTTCACGTGAAACGTGGGTGCCTGTTGCTGAGCAATTCAAACGCCTGTGTACAAAGCACGGGATGCGCAATGACCCTGCCGTACCAGCAGATGCGGCGCGTGTGTTGCGGGTGCCCAATACGCACAATCACAAGCCCAATCCTCCTGCCCCCGTGGGGTTAGTGGGTGAGGCAGGTGCACCTATTGAGTTTGACGTGTTCCGTGACCTGATGGGCGATGACTCGTCAATCTTGGTGCCCCCAAAGAAGTATGTGCCGCAAGAGCAAGACGCCATGATGCAAGCCCTGTCGGGCAGTTTCGTGAGTCGGTTCAAGACCATACTGATCAAGACCATGAGTGGCACTGGGTGCGAACAACTCAAAGAAGTTGTCAACAACCAACCAAACATCTCAGAGCCTTTGTGGAGAGCAGGGCTGTCGATTGCCAAGTTCTGTGTTGATGGTGGCAAAGCAATTCACAAGATTTCTGCCAAGCACCCCGAGTACACACCCGAAGGAACCGAGCACAAGGTTGACCTGATCAAAGGCCCATACCTGTGCACACGTTTTGACGAGTACCGTGCGGGTGTCTGCCCTGACTGCAAGCACTGGGGTAAGATCAAATCACCGATCTCCCTTGGGCGTGAGGTTGAGGAAGCTGACGAGTCCGACAACATCGTCATTGAGAAACCACTGGACGTGACTGCGGCTACGCCGATTCGGTACGTCATCCCCAAGTACCCGCACCCGTACTTTAGGGGTAAGAGTGGTGGGGTGTTCAAGCACTCTAAGAACACCGAGGGTGAAGACAAAGACGTGATGGTTTATTTCAACGACCTCTACGTCATACGGCGCATCAAAGACCCCGAAGCAGGTGAGTCATTGGTGATGCGTTTGCACTTGCCCAAGGATGGCGTACGTGAGTTCACGTTGCCTTTAACTGCTGTGGGTACGAAGGATGAGTTTCGCAAGCAACTTGCGGCACAGGGTGTGGCAGTCCTGAACGTACAAGAACTGATGGAGTACACGATGAGATGGGTAAACGAGTTACAGTTTAATTCTGAAGCCGACGAAGCATGTCGGCAATTTGGGTGGAAGGACGACAAGCACGAATCGTTTGTTGTCGGCAACATGGAAGTTTTCAAAGACCGTGTTGAAGTGAGTTCACCCTCTGCCGCTACCGTGGGGCTGTTCCCGATCTTCAAGTCCAAGGGCACGTTGGAGAAGTGGAAGCAGACCATGGAGTTTTACAACCAACCGAACATGGAGTTGCACCAATTCATGTTTGGGCTGTCGCTGGGCTCTGTCCTCATGGAGTTTCAGCCGATCAACGCCGCCGCTTTCCACGCATGGAGCAAGGGCTCCGGTTTGGGCAAGACCACAGCCATGTACGCAGGTGCATCCATTTGGGGTGACCCTGATCTGTTGGTGATGCAAGAGCGTGACACGTTCAACTCAAAGATGAACCGTGCCGAGGTGTACAAGAACATCGTCTGCTACATGGACGAGATGACCAACACCAAGCCGCAAGACCTGTCAGACTGGGCGTACCAACTGCCAAGCGGCCTACAACGCAACCGCATGGGGCCGAAAGGCAACGTCGAGCGCGTACGTGGCAAGCCTTGGAAGACTCTGTTCGGCACAACGGGTAACACCTCAATGCTTGAACGCATCGCACTGTTCAAAGCTCTGCCACAAGCGGAAGCCCAACGGGTGCTTGAGTACCGTGTTGAGCCTGTGAAGTT